GCTTGCTGATCAATGCCGGTGCGGCTGTTGGTGGGACCATGGGTCCTATCGGCTCCGCCGCTGGTGTTCACCTTGCTAGGCGGATATCTCGCTTGATCGGGTCAGGTGATTATGCGACCAACAATGTCAATGTGAACTCCCTCATCAATCCTAAAGGAGCCGAACCTGCCATGTCCTTCGGGGCTCGTGGCAGTATGTCGTGCATCCGGATTAAGCATAGGGAGTTTCTCGGAGACGTCTTCACATCCAGTACTGCAGGGGGTTTTGTGAATTACTCCTATGCTATCAATCCTGGCCTACGAGCATCGTTCCCTTTCTTATCCCAACTCGCCCTCAATTACGAGGAGTACCAGTTCGCCGGATTGGTGTATGAGTTCATCTCCACCGCCTCACCGTATCTCTCTTCTTCGGCGCTCGGAAGTGTCATAGCCAGCATGGAGTATAACCCCATCAGCTCACCGTACGCCTCCAAGTTTGCGATGGAGAATTCGGCTGAGGCTGTTTCAAACCGGATTGACAAGTCCCTCATGTACGGCGTTGAGTGCGCCAAGCAGTCAAATACCCAGACGGCGTATTACGTTCGCTCTGGTACAACGACAGCTCCGCTCACGTCTACCGACATGGGGACATTCCAGCTCGCTCTGGCCCCTGGCTCCTCTTACCCGGTTAGTTCCGTGGTTGGGGAGCTATGGGTGACCTATGATGTGTGTCTGGATCGTCCGTGCCTGAACACGTCCCGTCCAGGGGCGGCCCGCCTCACGCGGGGTAATGTTAGCACGACTAATCTATTCGGGAATACACAATCCACCACGAACTTTTCGAGTGGAGTTTTGTCAGGGTTCTCCTCCACTGCCACTGTTGTGTCATTGGGAACAAACCTGGCCATTGGTGATGTTGTTCACCTGACGTTTTATTGGTCCGGTACAGCTGGTGTCTCGGGCATCGGAGCATTTACCCTATCTGGGTGCCAGAACTACAACGCTTTGAACAACAATTCAACACATACTGAAGTCGCCCCCACTGTTGGGACGTCCTCGGCATCGCTCATCTTGGACTATTATGTCCAGATCACCAATGCTACTGCGCCTACGATCACGGCCAATGCTACAAACACGGGACCCTTGGGGGGCTCCACCACTTGTGACATCACGGCTGAAGTCATGGCAAACGCGCCTGCCGGTGTTGCGGCATGGTAGGCTAGCTACGTACGGACCTATGCTTTATAGTGGTCCGTATTGGTTTACACAGGGGCTAGCATAAACCCCCCACCACGTGCTTATGCTTTACAGGGCACGTGGTGATGGAGCACTGTGGTTAGCATAACCATGGCATATACAATGGTCGACGCGCTGGCTGGATAACGGGGCGCGCCAATGTACCGGGGAGGACGAATGCCTGCGGGCCGCGGATGGATGTATCCGCTCACTAACCAAACTACTTTACATGGACACACTGGGTTGGAACTCTTCTTCTGTTTTGTGCGGCCTTGGCTGCCGTGAGGGACTACACCATTCCCTCGGGTTGCACAAACAGACTTCAGGGGCGTGGGAGTTGTGGATACATAGAAATCAGGAGTGTGGGTACGCAAGAAGCATCTGCGTACGCTATCAGACCCACATCTTCCGGTTGTTGTTGAAGCACCGATACGCCTGGAAAAGGAGTTTTCTGACCTGGGCTAGTCACTCACACTGTCGCGCCGCCCTTGGTAACGCTCGGGTTGGCTCAAGGTGTGTGTGCACCAGTTGGTCACCGCCCACGGGGGCTTAAAACCCGTAGGGTGGTCACTGGCTGGTGCTCTTGATTACGAGAGCGCCATTCAGTGTCCACTAACACAACTTAACATGTTTCAACACCAAGAGATGCGTTACGTTGTTGGGGACGGCGAATTTGAGATGTACATGTATAATATTGTACCATTTTGGGCCTTCGAATGCGAACTTGCAATCGAGGTCCGTCACAGGCGCTCGCGTCAGCGGGCGCTTCGAGCTGTATCATATCACTTGAGACGTAGTGTGTTTATAGAGCTCAGACACGAGGTGGCCTTGCGCCGCATGGAGCGATTCCGTGCGCGGCGCGAGGCTACCACGTTCTTGCGGCCTATCACTAGGTCGCCCGGGGTGTTGGTATTGTCACCGCCGGTACTCGTGCGACAGTACGGGTGCCGTATCGCTACACCACACCCGTCTCCTGTGCGGAGAACTTCCTCCCCAAGGGATTCGCAGTTGGGGAGTTCGCACGGTGAGGTGACGGAGAGTGATGACGTCAAGAAGGGTGGGGGCCGGTCAAGCAAGAATGTCCAGGGATGCAGGTATGTGCCCAAGACTGGACGGACTGGACCAGCGCCGACATTAGCGCAAGCGATGTCAGCGTCAGGGTTAGGAGGTGGCGCTGTGCTAGCCAGCACAGTTCCAGCAGCCCCTCCACCCATTGCCCCCCAAACTCCACCCACACCACCACCAAGTGCTCGCCCTCGTCGGTGGGTGTTTGTTGGTGGCGTGTGGCAGCGGCAGAGTGGGGCCGCGCCCATCACTCACCGGGTCACGGTACGAGAGTACCGTGACCCTAGGCAGATATTGAGCTGGAAGGACATTCAGCGTGTCCTTCCACACCATGCATGGCTACGAGAAACATATCTCTCTAGCCTTATGCACTGCCTGGGCCAGCGCGGTTTAGGCCCAAACAATATGGATGTGTGCCCACATGAGATTCATGTGGGCGGGGCCGGTTTTCGGTCGGCCCCATCCACACAAAGTGGCGATCCATCGCCTGCACGTTCGATCGACTGGGACAGCACCGGTCTATCTAGTATGTTCCGGATGCGCCTTGCTCAGTGCAAGGAGAAAATCCGGGCTGCGCGCGGACAGTTCGGGGACGAGCTGTCTGCGCCAGAGCAGGTTCTGGTGGGGATTGTCCGAAGACTTGTTCTCCAAGCCAGATTCTGTCGCTTGTCGCAGAAGATAGGAGAACGAAAGAGGGAGTTGGCCGAGGCTCAAGCAGCCAGCGATCGTCCTGAACCACCACCGCCCGACCAGGCCCATAAGTACATGGATGTGGAAGGTGTGTGGATGCTCAAGACTGCCACGTTAGTGCGTATGCGTCATTACGCCAAGGAGTGGTTTCCACCTGAAGCCGCTTCGTATCAGTGGGTCAATCCCTGGGGGGAGCGATCCGAGGCGCTGATGTGGCGCGCTGGCTACCGGTCCTATCGGGAGGTCAGTGTCCATGGTGATGTTCTTCACGAGCTCATCAAGGAAGCCGCTGGGTCAACTGCTTCACGGCAGTTGCCCGGCAGTGTGCGGTATAAGTTTTTCCGTGACCCTAAATTTCTAACTCGGTTCACCCGGGAAGAGATGCAGGAGATGGAGGAGCTGTACGCGCAACTGGTCAACCAGAGGGCTGCTATGTTGCGAGCCAGTGACGACATTCATGTTGTCGACGCAACTGCTATGCCTAGTGGTCATTTAAACTTCATGGCCCTCACCATATACCTACTGTTCCTTTTCGTTTCGAGTGCGTGGTCAAGGATGTGGCGGTTCGCTACGTGGACAACGGACTATTCGAAGGGATCAACGCAGGAGGGAAGCGTGCGCTCAAAACTGGTGACTTCACTGCACCGGTTCACAGGCGACCACGGCTTGAACCTCGCTATAGGTATTGGACTGTTGGGGGCCCTAGTGTCCGGTCTGAACTTATCGGTCATGCTGATGCTCCTGGCACTATGCGGCACGGTGCTACTCGACTATTCCACGATAAGGTGGGGGTGGTCGATTGTCATACCTTGCAGCCTGGCAGGCTCGACCATCCTATATTATGCCACATGCGCAAGCGTGTTGCTGATAAGGTGGGGGTTTCTGCACCTCAGGGCCATTGGAGCGACCTTAATCACCGTGAATCTGATGCACCGCACCCTAAGCGCGCTCTACGCAGGAGAGCTTGGGTGGCAGCGCAAAACCTCGGCATCACCAGAGACACCAGCAGTGCTTACCTACTCGGCGAGCGAGGACTCCTCGCTCGTTGGGTGGTGTGTAAGAATAAGCACGAGGTGGCGAAGCCAGGCGCCGGAAAGGTCAACCGAGTTACAGTTGACTTCGGGCCCCTAGCGTCACTCATGTGTGGGTGGCTTGTTAACCTGGTGAAGGCAGCATGGGTGGAAGAGCCCATGATCGTGCGCGAGAAAGAGACGTGGTTTGTTGGACATCCAGATGTGCAGGTGCTCTCTGAGCACTTTGCGTATATGGAGTCGGACACACGTGGATTGGTGTATTCGGATGATGCTTCGGTCTCCCTCCGTTGCAATGATGGGATGTTGTGGGTTAACCTCGATATCACGTCTTGTGACAGCTCCAATGGCCCAGCGGTTTTTCATTCACTGTTACCGCTGGTTCCGGAGAGCTATCGACACTTGTTACAGGTGTTGATCAAACAGTGTCAGAGCCCGATATCCCTGGGCTGTGGGCGCGGAAGGCTGTTGATGCGCCCACGTGAGATCTTTGAGTATTCAGGGTCTCTCCTCACGACTATACTTAACAATAGTGCTTCATTCGCTATCATGCTGCAGGTAATGCTTGCACACGATCCGCTGCAGAGCCGTGCCACCAACCGTCATAGAGTCTCCAAGTCTCTTGAGG